TTTTATTTTTTTCACAGTTTAACGCCATTCATCCCAGCCTCTAAAGAGACTGGGTTTTCTGGCGGGAGTATTATAAAAGGTTTAAAATGGAAATAGTTGTTATTACAGGAATAATAAGTTTTATTGGCATGATTTGCATATTAACAAGCATAATATGCGAAAAAGAAGAAACTCCTATTCAATACAAGCAATCAAAAATTGAACATAGTTATTCTGTTAAAATAGAAGATGAAGATAGCGACTTCCCTATTACATTAGATTAACTCTTGATGCACCATTTGTAATGGGATTTTCTTCAGTATGACCAACAGAATCCATAGGATTGCCAGTTAGATTCGCTAAACTAACGTGAAATACTCTTTTTGGTTCTGTAACTAATTCTATTCCTAAACTTGGACCAAGATTGGCCATATAGAGTTTTAGTGTTTCTTTTTCGTTAACAACAACAAACACTGATTTTTTACCTTCTCTTTCAACAAGATAAACTTCTTTAGGATCAAAAGTTAAGGCTGCATCTAGTGGTGGCAATGTTACTTTTGCTAGTGGTTTAGCAAGCTTTTGATGTAGCATTGTTATATGAAGTTTATCTTGAGGCAATGGTTTAAGATCAGGAAATTTTTCTAATACCATTTGTTGAAGTTTTAGCAATTCAGAAGGTTCTGGTTTAACTTTTAGTATTCCAGTAACTTCTGGCTGATAGTTTTCGCTCAATATTCTATTTTCTAGCCAATTTTTGAATGGTATCATTTTTTACCTTTTTTTGATCTTTTCTTTTTCTTTTTCTTACCTTTACCTTTTAGTTTGTCAACTTGCCAAGGAAGAGCAGTAGAATGGCTATGAATTGCTGCGTCTGGTATTGGGGGTTTTAGTCCTAAAGCGGCATCCCAACGCAATCTTGTTGATGCACTAGATTCTTTTGCTATTATCCAATCTTTAAAACTTATCATTTGAATACCTTTTTGCCAACAGATGCTTGTAGTTTGCTAACGTCTTCAATAAGTTCTTCAAACATAGGAAGCATATTTTTATTTCTAGCAACATACTTTAGAAGAGGAACATATTTGTTAGATTTTTCACCAAGTCTATTTGTTAACTTGGCCATTAGTTTCTTGAATTCTGGAAGTTCCATGGCCTCGTCTTTGGCTGGCTCTTCATTGGTTCCTTCGTGATATTGATCTTCATTGATAACACCGCTTAAATATAAAAGATAATCATCTGCTTTTTTCATAATATGCTCCTTTTAAGTTGACTAATTATATAGTTATTAATTTAAAATTTTCATATGTCACCGGCAAGGAAACCTCCCCTAAAGTTTGGTGAAGCGCTTTTGCTATCAAAAGAAGGACCTACCGCTCGCACGTCTTCTCCAACATAACCCGCCTCAGTTAAAGTGGTTGCGTCACCAAGATGTCCCATTTTCAAATGCTTTTAAAGATAATTTGGAAGGTCTTTGTTTAGTCGATCTGCACGTTGCCTCACAAGATTGGCAGGTGCTTCGCCGTCAGTCTCCAGCATAAGATTTCATTTTTGTTGCTAGATCAGTACCTTTATAGGGAGAGGTTCCCAAGAGAGCTTTCTTTACTGAGCTGGGAGCCATAGTGTGTAGTTTAGCAGGATCAAAATTTAAACTAGGTGATGTTTTTTGACCACTCCAAAATTCTTCATAGGTCATCATTTTGCCTTCAATTTCATATTTGAATTCGTTTGGCTTTTCTTTTATTTTTGATATGAAGTCCACGATATGGTGTTTATTTTTAAAAATGCTGCTCAAAGGGTTCCAGAAACTAATCACTTTGTATTTATGCCACATTCTTCCCGATATTACGTCAGGTGCCTTTTCCATCATAGATTTTCTGGTTAGACCGTCCATAATGCTGTTCATCATTTCCACACTTTTATGTGTGAGTGTGCCTTTTTTATCAAGAGATTGAAGAACACACCACGAAACGTCTTTGAGTTCTGCTTTTCCTTCTAAATAGCCTTCTATGGAACCTATGCAGCTACTTAATCTTCCTATGAGTTGTCCATGGGTAACGGCAGGTGCGGATGAGTATATTGTGAACCCATCTAGATTTATAAAGGTGGTACTATCTTCAAATCTATCGATATAGTCAGATCCGATATTAAAATGATCGGGATCTTCATTTAGTAGCCAGCTTTTAAATCTCATTACTTATATATGCGGTTCCCAATGAATATGCTGAGTTGTTTTTGAAAAAATGAAAAATGTTCTAATTATTTTGTTGACATTATTGATTTAATTTTTCTTTCTGCAAATTTTTCTAAAGATAGCGATTTTTTAAATTTCCATAAGTGTGTTTGGGCGGATTGGAATACTGAAAAAGGAATTATATTAATATTACCAGAATAGCCCGCTTCCTCTTGTAATTCGCGTTTAGCGGCTTCTGCGGGGTTTTCATCTTGGTCGATGGCTCCACCCCATACGCCCCATGTATTTGGCTCCTGAACGCTTCTAGAGCGGTGAGGGAGCAATATATTGCCAGTGCTTCTAGCAACCACTATGTTGCCAGCACCTTGCTTGCCCCAAAAGCCTGTTTTGCTTAAAGTTTCAGCGTGATCCGCGTCGTTTTCTAGCCATCTTTTGAATTCCATAATTTTATATATGGAATTATTTAAAATTTGCTCAAATAGTTAAGAATAGTTTCATTATCAGTTCCTTTGATGCCTTCTGAAACTATCTTGTTATGCAATTCATCGGGCAATTTGCTTTTGGGGACAATTCCAGTATTTTCCATTAAAGCATGATATGAATCTTCTGGTGTCATTTTTTCAATAATAGCGTTCAAATCGTTCAGTGAACTACCCAACCCCTAAAGGGATTGGGCTTCCTGCTTCGACCTCGGTTGCCCTTGATTACTCTCAGGTCTTACACCAAGTCCACAGGCTATTCCCGTAGTTCCTACGGTTCTTTTTGCTTCATTAAGTATGTTGATCGCAGCATTGGCGTCCCTGTCATGCTTGATATTGCACTTCGGACACTCCCAACTACGAACACTCAATGGTAAACTTTCTACCACAAAATTACACTTTGAACAAGTCTTGCTAGAAGGAAACCATCTTCCGACCTTAATGACCGCTCTACCGTACCAGTTTGCCTTGTATTCAATTTGGCGAACAAACTCGCTCATTGATACATCGGCAATACTCTTGCTCAAACACCTGTTCTTCATCATTCCACTTACATTCAAGTCTTCCAAACAAATCACTTGGTTCTCGTTGATTATTTTGCGACTTACCTTATGCAAGTGGTCATTACGGATGTTTGCTATTTTGCAATGCAATTTTGCTAATCTTTTTTTTGATTTTTCTTTGTTTTTGCTCCCTTTGTTTCTTCGGCTATGTTCTTTGTTCAGCATTCGTAGTCTAACTTCAAGGTTCTTGTAACTACGAATATTCTTGTACTTCTTACCATTACTCAATGTTGCAAGGCTACTTATTCCAAGATCAACGCCTACTTTGTTCTTGTTTTTCTTGAGAGGTTTGATTTCTTTCTCAACAAGGATACTCACGAAGTATTGTCCTGCCTTGTTCATCGTCAATGTTGCGTGTCGTATAGTTCCGTTGATTGGACGGTGTAGTTTGACCTTCATTCCTTCATTGAACTTGGGAAAATGTATTTTGTTTTCTTTGACTTGCACGAATTGAGGCACAGTGAAACTTTGTTTTTCTCGTCTGCTGTGGAACTTGGGTAGTTTTGCTCTTTTGCTGAAAAAATTGTTGTATGCTGCTTCCAAACACTTTAGTTCAAATTGTAAAACTTGACTATTAGTGTCGTACAGCCAATCTTTTTCTTTCTTGAGTTTGGTGAGTTCTTTTGCTTGTTTGTTGTAATTAGGGCTCTTCTTGGTGTTGATGTACGCTTGTTTTCTCTGATCGAGGAAGTGGTTATACACGAACCTACAGCAACCAAAATGAATGGCTAATTTGTTTTGTTGTTCCTTGCTCGGATACAGTCTGTATTTGTAAGTGTAATGAACCATAATTATACTGAACAAATTCGTCAGTATAATTATGTATGCACTTGCGTTGAAATTTTTTCAGACTAAACCGCCATTCATCCCAGCCCCTAAAGGGACTGGGTTTTCTGGTGGCGAGGATATATAAAA